TTTCAATATAAAGGAGATCAGGATCTATACAAAAGTTTTCTTTTGTATAGTCCCTGGTCAACCTTTTGTTGAAGTTTTTCCAACAATGTCATTGTGAAGTGATGTTGGTATCGACGTTTTGCTTTTCCATTTTGATCGTGATTTTTGGCATTTTTAAGGAATAAATAGAATTCGACTAAAGTATAGAAGGTACAAATCGGTGTTTCGCACAGAGAGTTGCTAACCTTTCTCTCTAGTTTCGGTAGTTGATTAGGCAACGTACGTGAAAACCCGCGTTCGTCTAAAATAACGAGACTTATTTCTTTACGTAGGAAGAATTATTTTGAGTGTTTCATTTATTAAAGTTTTAACCTTTGCGCGCATGGTGCCGCTAAAGGAATCTTTTGAATGTTATGCCTAAATAGTTTTTTATATGTATTGGAAAACAATTGGTAGAGGCTTGTCCCCTCTAAGGATTGTGGTTCGAGGCCTCAAAGCTTTAAGAGTTAAAAATTATATAACCTATATATTTTAAAAATTAATTTAGTTTTATCTTTTACTCACGTTTGAGTTACCCACATTTGCTGTCAAACCTAGAATACGCATGGAGCTATTTAGTTTAGGATGGTGGATTATATATTTTAAAATAAAAAACAAAAATGAACTGTGATAATAAGAAAATTAATCAAGGTTTAAAGGACATTAACAAAAAAAATAAGAAAGAAAGCTCTTTGAGTTATTACGATAGTGTTAAAACAACTGATCAGGAGGTAGTGAGAGTCAATCCATATTTTTTGTTTTATGCTCGTAACTTGAATACCGTATGCGTTACTAAAGAGGTTTTTAAGCGTATTGAATCTCCCACAATAACTTTTACCAATTTTAAAGTTAAAGTTATTGGAAATGTTAGTAGAGAGAGAGTAAAGAATTATTTCTCTGGGTTTAAAGCCCAGGGATTAACTGATTTTCTTTCTGTGTTTACAACAATTTTAAATGCTGCAAACGGGGCCATGAAAACAACTGAAAGAGCCATTAAGAAAATAAATAAAAGATTTTATATTTTACTAGCTAAGCTACTATTAGAGTTTAGTAGCTTTTCTTCTGATTTTGGAGGAAGGAGAATAGATCAATTTATTAATATTATTTTAAGTATGTATGCACTTGTTGATCATTTCTCAGCAGAAGGAGTAGAAAGTGTTGTCTTAGCCGGATTATATCCATATTTTCCAGCTAGTGTGCAAAGCTTACTTAAACACTTACAGTTATTTACTAACGTAAAAATATCGGATGATTTTACATTAATTCATCAGTTATTTGAAAAATTAGAAAATTTTTTAATTTTTATATTGGATAAATTTGGAGCTGGTCAGCAATTAAAGGATTTAACTATGAGATGTTTTTCGTATTTGGGATTTGGAGACAAACACCTAATACTAAACAAAATGAATGGCTTAAGAATAGAGGCTGAAAAGGATCAAAAGAAACTTTTGAAATTCTCTTTCTGTGAAGTGGCGTTACAAATAAATAAAAAATATGAAGAATGTTCCACTTTGTCAGATTGGAAAAGAAAGTGTGGTTCTGTTAAAGATGAATGCGATAAATGGGAGAGATTTATGAAAATAGTTCGCTCTAATTTAGATACCTCTAGACAAGAGCCTAATTTATTTGTATTTGAAGGTCCGCCTAATGTGGGAAAATCTATCTTTTTAAATCAGGTAGTTTCCTCATTAGGTTGGAGTTGTTATGGACATTTAGTACCTGATGTTAACGAAGGAAGGGATTTTTATGATAGTTATAATAATGAAGATGTGTTTTTTATGGATGATGTGGGACAAAAAGGAGTGAGTCAATGGAGAACAATGATTAACATGGTTTCTTCAGTAAAGTTACCTTTGGATTGTGCAGAAGCCAAATTAAAAGACACCAAATTTTTTAATAGTCATACTATATTAGCAACAACTAATTCTTTTATGAATATTCAGAGCGTTATGCGCACTGACGGTATAGCCGATATTAGAGCGCTGTGGCGAAGAGGATTCGTTTTTGATTTCTCCGAAGTTAAAAGAGAAGAAGGAATGTTCTCCGGCACTATTAAATTTCGATATTACAATAGTGCTGAGGGTAGATTTATACATGGATTTCCCTCTTACTTTAAATATTCGTTACCCCCTAGTGTAGAATTAACAGGTGATGATTTGTTTCATAACGCTCGTGTGTGGATGGGAGCTATAATTAAAGGTTTTCGTATTTTAAAAGAAAAAATGAAATGTAGTTATGATTTAACACAAAGTATGAAAGACATGACTAATAACGACATAGATAATTTATTAGAAGAGTATCACGATATGGAAGCCCAAGGCTTTTTGGACTCGGTGGTTATGGGAGTTGGTTTGTATTATGGAATAGTAGGAGCTAGAAGGATAACTGATCTTTTATGGTCTGAGTTTGAGGAGTGGCAGTATATTTTCAATAAATCGTTTGAAAATGATCCAAATATGACAAGGGATGAAAAACAGGATGTTAGAGATTATCAAAAAA